TTATGTCTGAAGATGTAAATGAAGCGAACCTAGTCTTTGGCTACGACATGTCCGAGAATGAATTTGTGTTGACACGGTCCTTTATTGGACCTGAGGATACAGTGATCACCTTTGATTCTAATACCGTGAACCTTCATGTGTATGGTCAGATGTACACGGATGGAAATGTTGGCTTTTCGAACATAAATCCTGTACACACCGTCGATATAGGATCGAATGTTTACCTCGAAGATACTGGCTCAAATGTATTCCACTCGAGTGGTAATGTGTATACACAGAAGCTTATTGTAGGAACGGGTGGTATAAGTGTTGGTGGTTTACTCACAATGAGTCCAGGTTCTGTGACACCTGTGATTATAAATAGTAATGTTCAAATGAATGCTTTGCGTACGACAGGGTCGGCGCCAACGGGTATATCAAACTTGACTCCCACAGATACACTTTCCATAGGTGCTAAGATCTTTGCGAACATTAACGCAGAGAATGTCCTCACGATTCTCGGAAACGTGGCGACGACAAATCTCGTGACGGACGTCGTTTCATCGGCGACGAGTGTCACGGTTCATGCAGATAGATACGGTGGGGACAGTACATCGGAGTTTCTGTCTCTTAAATCCGGCCCAACTGCATCGAATGTGAGTGCCGTCGAAGTCTATGGTGCGAGTACTTCGAGTTCACACCAAGATATTAGGTTCAAAACCAAAAACACCGAGCGCATGCGTATCATTTCTAGTGGAAAGGTTGGTATAGCGACGACGGTGCCTACTGAATCACTCACCGTGGCTGGAAATGTGCACGTATTGGGGAGTAACGCCACGGTGTATGGGAACATCTGGAATGGAATCAGTGGAAACACCTCGATGCGCATATATTCCAACCCTGTCACAGGTGAAAATAAAGTGGAGAACATCGTCAAAACTGGTAAAGGTCTCAACTTCTATGCGAGTACTTCGAATGTCATGGGTGCACCAAAGATGACAATTCTCGAGTCGAGTAACGTGGGTGTAGGGACGGCGACACCCCAAGGTCGTTTCCACACTTCGGGTGGGACTGTGTTTATTAATGACCCAATTCAATATGATAATGGTTTCAATACTGCGGGAACACCTCTCATCGTTTCAAATACACAAGCAATTGCTGGTGCGACAATTGATATAGCGGATGTCATGCATCTTTCTCGCGAAGGTAATGCTGATCGTGATGGGGTCAGAGCCACGTTTAAGATGGGGAAGTATGATAACACTGTCGGAAAGTCAAAGACGAAACTTGATATATTCTTGTCTGATGATCGCTATACCACTGAAACTGAAGTATTGACTTTACGTGGAGATGGGCGTGTTGGGATAGGGACCACACAACCTGGTGCACACCTTGAAGTATTTTCTACGGGTGTCGGTAATCCAACCGAAAATGGTGTCCTAGTACATAATCACGACTCTCCATCGGGAGATGCTATTGTGGCGATGCAGACTAATCTTGCAGAAGGTAACGCTTTCACGTCTTATATTCAAAGTGATAATGATACAGCTTTGGCTGGGTGGTCAGCTGGTATTTCTGGTTCGGGTGACTTCAGAATCACTGAAGATTACCAGAAAGTTTCAGAACCGACCGCAACAGCTTTATTTATAAGTGGTACGACCCGTAATGTGGGTATAAGTACGGATGCACCACGTGAGAAATTAGAGGTGAATGGTAATGTCGTGATTGGAAATCAACTCACATTCGGTGGTCTCGAGGGAAGTTTATTTGGAAATACTGCATTTATCGAAAGACGGTATGGCGCTGCTCAAGCCAAAAACGAACTTGTCATCTACAAGGGTAACAAAGGGTCTGGTGATGAAGGTCCTACGAGAATACGTCACATTGCCGCAGAACATATATTCCAAACATACAATGATGCCGTATTTGATTTGGCTACCGAACTCCCACTCACTGAAGATGATACAGCTGTTGATATACCTTTGCGTATAACAACAGGGGGTGCATTAATCATTGGTGGTAAGATCAATACAGTCCCATCCAATGAAGCGAACAAACTGGTTGTGGCGGGTAACATTGAATTTACCGGTGGTGGTCAGTTCAAACTCTCAGGGATCGAGTTTGAGACAACAAATCCCGTTGGTGAGGATTCAGTGAATATCTATAGAAATATTGGCGATGAAGGTACTGCACGCCCAATGACATTTGTGCATGAAATTACAAATGGAGTTGATACTGAGTTTGCTCGTTTCGATGGTTCTGGACGTCTTGGTATAGGTACAGCGTCTCCAGACTCAAATGTTCATCTTTATGATTCACGAACGACAGACCTCGATATGCTCAAACTTGAAAGTCCTGGGACAAATAAGAAGACGGGTATACTCTTGTACACAACCGATAACTACGGTGGATATGTTAGAGGTTTCCGTAATTCGACCCATACGACATCTGGGATCACGATTGGTGCGACCAATAATAGTACGGACGCGGATGGACTCCACATTGTACATACGAGTAATGTGGGTGTGGGTACGGTTAACCCCATGACCAAGTTTCATGTCTATGATGGTGTAGCGCGTGTAGAGCATTCTTCGAGTAATGCTATAGTGGAGTTTAAGACAACTGGTGGTGCTTCTAATATTTATGGGGATACACTCGGGAATGTGTACGTACAACCACATTCCACTGAGACATTCATTGAAAGTAACCTAACAATCAGAAACGATCTTACGGTACAAGGTGCGATTGATTTTGGTAATGAGGTCGCCATCGGTCTTGCTGGTGCCACAGCGAATACATCCCTTCATGTGAATGGTGGTATAATCACTAACTCGGATGGTGTAGCTGACAAGAAATATTCAAATAGTTTCACACTAACGGCTGGTCAGGGTAAAGATATCACATTGACATTCGCGAATGGTGCATTTTATGCTAAATGTGTTATGATGTTACGTGAGACTGCGACAGTTTCTAACTTGAGTACAATGATCCTCGAAATTCAGGGGGGTACAAGTAATGGAACGACATCGAGTCAAGCCATCGCCATCGGTACGAAGAATATGTTCGGTGGAACCAATGCATACCCATGGAGTCCCACAGTGACAACGACAGCGAATAAAGTTACTGTTTTACCAGCTGCTGGTGCATCTTCCGGGCAATCTTTTGCATACGATATACACGTCGAACTCCTTTCTTCTGTAAACGGGAAACTCACGACGATAAAATTCAATAATGATAGTGAATCTAAGAAAACATTCACATACTAAACTTACTACGAGGGAAAACCCCGCGGTAGATTCAACATTTACGCCCTGGTGGCATCAGAGACGGCTAATATAATTACGCCGGCGATGAATGCCATGATGACGTAATTCATTTCGGTTTCTTCGAGACCAATCTGAGGCATATCCTCTTTGATCTCTTCTGGCTCTGCAATAGACTTTTGTGTCCTGCTGGGAGGTTCCAGTTCCTCCAGCGGACAGTACGCTATCATTTATATAGTAATTAGAGATTAATTTCCGTCTTCTTCTTTCGGCGAGTCCGTTTGGGTTTGGTAGTAGCCCCGAAGTTTATCTCTTTGACCTCACCACCTGTGGAGTCACCCGAAATAGAAACAATATCAGATACATCGTCCTCCTCGGCGACACTCTCAGTCATGGGAGTAACCATTGTCGTGTTCATGGGTGGTGGTGGGGGCATCATGATACCACCCATAAGGCTTGAAATGTCCACCCCAGGTCCTTGCATCTCATAATTGCCGGTACCACCGACAGGGGCACCATCTGCAGAGCCTTCTGGGGCGCGAGTAGTGTTCTGCACGGCTGACATCATATTCTTGACGAGGTCTGGATTTTGTTTCATCACATCGTTCATGTTGGGCATGACCGACTTGAACATACTGTTTGTGAGGTGGAACATCATCGCCGAACCACCTAACATCATGATCATCTTGACCTCTGGTGCGACACTCACCTTGGAGCGGTACTTGACATAGAGTTCCTCAAAGACACCATCATAGTCATCAACATTTTCCATGACAGATTCAGACCAACCCTCGAGTTGAACCTCGAAGGGGTTGTACCTCTTGTTGAGGAACTCTAAACCAGTCACACATGCGATCAACATACGCCGGGAGAAGCGTACTGACTGTTCCACATCGATGCTATAGGTAATTCGCTTCACCTCAGACCTCAACTCATCGACATTGGAATAGGCGTTGAGTCTTTTGTTCACTGCAAATCCCTTCTTCTCCAGACGACCAAGTTTATTGATGAGGTCTGACTTTTCTTCGTCAATCGAGGTGTACCCCTTAGAAGGCTGATCCTCTTGGGATCCTGGACCTTCCATGGGTTCATCGTCATAAAAAGTTGGTTCATCCTCACCATAGTCAATCTCCTCATCCTGCTGAGGTTGAGGAGGGGCAGATTGTTTATTAGGATTCACAAAAGCATCCATAGCCTCTTGATGTTGCTGAGGTGGGGGGCGGTATGCCGTCTGACCAGGTCGTGGTACAGGTCTGCGACGAGGAGCCGATATCTCAATCTCATCCATCAGAGCCTGCTCATCAGCATCTAATTTCATCACAGTAGTATTTCCTCGGTCGAGAATAATTTCTTCGTCCATCTACTCTCTATGTAGAAACTAAAAAAAATATCTTTAACGCACTTTAAAAAAATGTATACATATAATAAATGTTCAAGCTAAACCAAGCGAACCGTAATGGGATTACTTCCATAATTGTTATGATCCTGCTGATCGTCGCCCTCGCGCTTACCCGTAATGCGAGTGCTTATCAACCCAGGCCAATCAGGATCAAGACTGTGAGTGAGGCGTCAATCTTTGATCTCAAGTCAAACATTAACTGTGTCGCCGGTGGTGGTAAGGATGATGAAGTCTATTCGATGGGTCTCACCCCAGGTGGTTTATGCGGTGCCCAAAAGCTCGTCGCCGACCATGCTGGGTACGCGATTGAGGATGGAATCGGTGGATCTTTAATCTAAGCTAACTATAAATGGCTCTCATTACTTCTCCCACTGAGACAATTCCAGATCTCAATTACGAGTATCATACTATAACAGTTGACACTATCGGACAGGAGAGTGCGAATACATTCACATGCTTTCTCAACCAGCCACTGAAGAATGTTGTTCAGGCTAGACTTTTTGCCGCTCGTATTAATTCTAATGTCGCCACCGAACACTGTTATGTATCTATCGATCAACTTGATTCGATTTTCAGTGACCGAACCTCTAATGTGTACGATGGACAGGCTCCCCTTAGTATTATTCGCAATTCATTCGCGAGTATTGTAAAGTCTGAAGATCTCGTTATTAACTATAAAGATGAATACCCAATTGTAACACAATATATTGATCCAATTCGTCGTGTAGATCGGTTAAATGTAACCATCCGAAATCAAAATGGAGTCCCCATTGTTCCCTCAACTCCCGCGAAAGATAACTTTCTAGTTCTCCGTTTCGTGTGTAGAAAACCTAATATGTAATTTTCTCCCCTTATACTAGTATACCATGTCAGCTGGTATTGTTCAATTGATTGCAATCGGTGCCCAGGATGAATACATCACTGGTGAACCTGAAATTTCTTTCTTTAGTTCAACATTCAAAAGGCATGCTAATTTTTCACAATCCATTGAAAAACAAACAATCCATGGAGCGGTGAAAAACAATTCGATGTCCAGTGTTCAATTCGAACGATCTGGAGACCTTCTCGGGCATGTATATTTTACACTCGATGATACCACCCAAGCCCTAGATATCCAACGATGGGACACGATCATCGATAAAGTTGAACTTTATATCGGTGGATCCCTCGTGGATACTCAAGATGCAATCTTCACCGAAAAAATTGCTATCGATACGTTCGCTCAAAATGTTTCCAAGAGTTCGAATGGTACACACCCCGGTGTAAGTGCCCGTTCTTATTTCTACCCCCTGCGCTTTTTCTTTTGTGAAGGACCCAAATGTGCACTCCCCCTTGTAGCCCTGAATTATCATAACGTCGAAATACGAATTCACTGGGCGACTGCAGCCTCTACTTATAATATAGAGTGCTTTGCGAATTATTACTATCTCGATAATCAGGAGCGTGGTAACATTGCTTCAAGAAAGCATGACCTTCTCATCACCCAAGTACAAAAGAACATCGCATCACGGAGTCTTACACAA